TTGCTGGCGGTGTTTTGCCACCGGCCACTGTGAAGTCACTACGATATGTGTTTTTCAATACTGCATGCTCATCATATGGTGCCGAGTAATCCGCAATCAGGGCTTTTTGTTCTGGAGTATCAGCAGGGTAATCTGAATCCAATAAATCTTTATTTTGTGCGGCAACACGCTCACGTTCACTGTCCATACCTTCTTCGTGTGGTGTGGTCAACATGATAATTCTGTTTGGATCCATCATCAACAATTGAGCGATTTGTTTGATCTGTGGCTCAATGGCTGGATATCGAAATTCTACGTCCATACTGGTCACACTATCGTTGCTGTGCTTAGGAAAGTCAGCAGGACTAAGTTGAACTGGTGTAGTTTTTGGCTTGCTAATCTTTATAATGTCAAACTGTGCGAGCTTGCCTTCTAAGGCCTTGACAAAATCTGGAGCCACATCACCTACAATTTTAATACGATAATTGTAGGTTCTTTCACTTTCAGTGAGGTATTGTTGAAAATTTTTCATATTTGTATCCCTATATGATATTTATGCTTTGTTATTGTTTTGTGTGCCGGAGGCTATCAAACGTTCCAATAAATCGTTACGGCTTAACACTTGTCCGTGTGCTGTTTCTGTGGGGCTGTCACCAGATTTGCTGGCTTGATCTTGATCCATTTTTAACTTCTTCAACTGTAGATCAACCATTTTTAACTTCTTGTTCAGCTTGGCTGTTTTGGCTGTGATAGCATGTCCTAGCATATTGCTGGCCACTGTAAATATTTCTGAAGCGTATCTACTATCAACCTGCATACCCAAATCCATTAGATTATCATAGCTTTCTTTGGCCATGTTAGCCAAGTCATCTAATTCACCATCTCCTGTGGCAAGATCACGGACTGTAGGTAGTGCAGCATCAATTTTGTCTATGGTAGCATCTATTTCTGCCAGCTGTGTACGTGTTGGTTCTGTGTTAGATTCTGGAGTAGAATCCTCGCTGGATGGAAAATCAAATAATTCTTCTAATTTACGTGTCATGACCTATTTACCGGTCTTTTTGCTACCTTGATGATAAATCTGATCTTCGTTAATTACTCTAAACGTAAGGCCATTTCGTCTAGCCCATTTGGTTGCACTATCCCACTTGGCATAGTTTACAGCCACTATAGCACGATCACGATCTGAGGCTTTGCTTTCAACTAGACTTTGTTTTTTGGGTTTGATTTCGATCAATTCAGCAACAGTGGTGTTATTACGTCCGCGGTACGTTACTAAAAAATCTGGAATGTACATGCTCTGTTTACCAGTTAAGGGATTGCGGTAAGGAATTGCTACACTTTCACTGGCCCACTGTAGTACATTATCATTGTTGTCCAAGAACATCATGAAAGTAAGTTCCCAACCAGAGCGATATCTGGGTGTGCCTTTGCCTACATACTTGCCAGGATTTTTTACAGTGTAGGCACCTTGACGAAAATTAGGCATAGGTCAAGTCCTAATATTTCTTGCCACATAATAATTGGGTTGTGTAGGAACATTAAGCCCTAACAAGGTACTACGACTTCTTATACCATTTAGATAATAAGCCAGTGTCAACGTAATCTCTGGAGCACTTTGACCTTGAAATTGCTGTAGCAAAGTCATTACAGGAATATTAGTTGCGTGACTGATACGAAATACCGACACAGTAAAATTGCCAGCGGCTTCAAGTGAACCAAACACTGATTTAAAATAACTCAGCACCGAATCATATTCGTCTACAGGTACGTGTTGTTGATACCCGTAGAATCGATCAAAGATTTGTACTGTTAAATCAGTTTTGTTGTTGACAGCGTTTACCGAGGCCATGATTAATATGCTGCGTCGTTGTAAGCGTTATATTCAGGAGCGGCGGCAACCGGAGCGTCGGCATTGCCACCTGTACCGCCGGCTTCTTGTTGAGCTTCGTTTTGATCTCCTAATGGTTGGGTAGGACTTGGGAAGAGGAATCCGCCAACAGCACCTGCAGCTTGTCGTGCGGCATCTATAGTTCCACCGGCCAGTGCCGGAGCAAGCCCCGACAACAAATTTTGTGTAAATGCACCACTTCCTGCCAGAGCACCACCTAGGAAAGCACTGGCTGTTGGAACTAGTCCTTGACCAACAGCACCAATTACATTTTGTAAAGTATTTTGACCAGTAGACAGAGCTTGTAGATCTTGTTTGCTACCATTTGGACTTAGGCGTACAGTACCTTGGCTTTCGACAGTGGCTGTTGACCCTGGTACGGCAATTGGACTAGGCACAACATCATAATGAGCAGGATCAGCAAACCCTGTAACAGGATCGCTAGGCTGTGCACCACCAATGGCACCAGAATAATATTTGACATTTTCGTAACGTATGTTCATGGTATGAGTCATAATGCCATTACCTTGACTATAGTCGTACTGATCATGTGTCCATTCGGTGATCAATGGATTAATCATAGTATACTGAGCATAGGTCTTTTGGCTCATACCATAGATAGTGATATCATTAAAAAATGGCAATTGTCCGCTAGCAGGCCCTGTGAGTAACGATGTGGCCAAACTCTGCAGTGACGGATTGTTGTAACCTTGGCCACTGAGTCCCCAATGTTGTATTCCTCTGCTGGCAGAATAGATATCATTGGCCGTATAACTAGCACCTCCCATTACATCAGGTACCTGGATTTGTCCTAGTACACCAGATTGGTTAGGAGTGTTACCATATTTGTAAGTTGGATCACTGTAGTAGTATTGATAGTATTGATACCACATGTTGCGTATAAGGTCACTGTTATCATCATTAAAAACAATTTGTGCTGGATTATAATTAATTCTTGTCTGTACCAGGCGTTTGCGATTGTACTGATTCATTTGGGCTACATCAATTGTGTAACCTGGTAACTGAGCAGATTTAACCATGACACTAATGGAGCTGCCTTTGCCGCCGGATAGTAAATTAGCTACTGCCGGTATATTAGTGTTTAAATTAAAATAAACATGGAATAAAAACTTATTGCGAGGTGCAAGATCATATCCGCTAGATCTAAAAGTTTTACTAGCGTGATTATAGTCTCTCAGCCCTTGATCAGGCGGAAATGATTGTAGATTGTTTTGGCCGAATGCCATAGGGTATTAACCTGTGGCTACGTCGTTGACTTGTCTAGGAACTGGTGTACCAACACCGGCAGAGAGTTGAAGAGCATTATCAAAGCGGATAGTCATGCTCACAGTCATCGGCTCAGTGCCTGTGCCATAGTTGGCATCGTTATAGTTAACACCTTGTAGGTAGCAACCTAAGATATTCCAGGTTTCAAGTGCGATAGGAGCATTAGTACCATTGCCGCCGTCAAGCACTTCGAATACTGTGGTAAACTTGTAGTCAATACCCGAAGCAGCACTGCTTTGTTCAAGGAAGTCCAATTGCTTCTGGAGTTGTTCGCCAACCAATCGACTTACGTTGCCACCAGCATCATCACGTACTTCGCAGGTAATGTCTGTCCAGCTATGTTTGCCGGCCAAACGTATGGTACTGTTATAGATAGGAAGATCAATGTTGTCAAATGTAACATTTGGGCGTGTAAAACTTATGACTTGTTTGGTCAATTCTGTTGTAGGTTGTGTTACACCCAGGCCCAAAAAAGTAACGCGAAAGCGATACTTGAGTTTTGGCATCAGCAAACCTTGTGCCGAACTGCTTTGATCGCTGGCCAACGGTACTGTTAGTTTTGTTAATGAGGCTGTTGCCATTTGTTTATTCTCCTAATATGCTTTTATTTATGGCGTGTTGTCTGGGCAAATTTTGACTTAATTTGCCCAGTATCAATTACGCTGATGCCTGTGCTGCTATAGTTCCTGTGTTCTGAATACGCATTGGTATGTAGATAAACTCCACAGCCTTAACCGGCTCAATGGCGATATCAACATACAGCTCGTTACGATCAATACTTGCTGGGGTATTGTTGGTCAAATCACAAACAACCAAGTAATCATACAGGCCACGCTTGTTGACCAAATCAATCATGAGTGATGTTACCTGATTGGTGATCGCTGCACGAGTGATTGTATCGTTAGGTTCAAACAAGTATTGGTTACCAATAATCTCTAAACGACCACGGATAAATGCTACTAAACGTGCCACATTGATACGATCAAGTGCTGTAGCATTACCTTGTAAGGTATGATTACCAAAGTTTACAATACCTGTGCCTGGTATGAATGTAATTGGGTTGACATTATTGCTGTACAATACATCACGTAGGCCTTGATTTACACCTAGGGGTTGGAATTCACCTGATACTGCATCAAGATAACCAATTTGTAGTGCATTGTCTACCACACCACGGCGTAAACCAGCTGGTGCAAACCATGGATAAGCAACACTGTCACTGCGGATAATAGTACGCAACATCATGTGACTTGGTGCAGTAACTACTACGTTACCTGTTAGGTCAGTTGTGGTACAACTTGGATAGAATGCAGCCGAGTATGCATCACCCTGAGCCTGGTTGCCATCACCTGCAGCAATGCCTAATCCGTTGTTGTTGGTGGCCCAGGCCACTACATCTGCTGGATTTAAGCGCAGAGGTGTGTCAATCACGCTGAACGAAGTGTCTCCACGATCATTGTTGAGCACCACCATGTTGGGTGCCAACTCTGGATACTGTGGGCAAGCAATCAGGTTGTACTGTGCTTGATTTTCACGCAACTGTGTACTTGTGTCAATTGCCACTCTCAATGCCTGGACGATCAAATGACGTTGTGCTTGACGTCCCATGTTAGGGCTACCATCTGCACGGAGTCCTGACGCTGTAAGCCAAGTATTAGTTTGGCTAGGCAACACATCCGGTGAAGGATAGTCTGTAGCGTTAAAGTAATTAACTGCAAATGACTTGACGTTAAATCCTGATCTACGTGTGTTAAACAATAATATTCCTTCTGGATATAGGTCTGGATTTGGTGCGTCAAGGTCCAGGTAGTTGCTAGTGATCAACGGTGTTGATCCTGTAGCAATTGGTGGAATAGGATCTGTGATAGGATCGGTGGTACCGTTAGGTGCCCACCTTGCATCAGCAAACAACACGCCATTGATTGTGGTCTGGTCAGCATTGTTGATCTGTACCCACTGATTTTGCCCGTCTACACTTTGCCAACGGCTGATCACTGGATAATTTTCCAAATCTGCAGTATTGATCCATAAATCGCCATAGACCAATGGGCTTTCTGCTTCGTCGGTCTGTGTGGTCGGTACTGTAGCTGAAAATATTGGTCCGGCAGCATTAGTTAGACTCAGGTCAAAACCGCGTACATCGTTGGTTACATTTTGATAACCGTACCAATCACCATTGTTTTGAATCATGATATCCACTGTGGTAGCATCACTGTAATACCAATAGGTGCCATTGAGCGGATCAATGTTGGGTTGACTAGCAGCAGCAGTATAGGTAAATGTAGGCGAACTGACCCAATTGCTGAGACTTATACCAACACCGTTGACTGCATATTGACGTACACCTACGCAAGTAGTGTTAATTCCTGCATCAGCAAGTGGGGTATTGGTGCCATCAATCATGTAAATGTCTCCGCCCAAGGCGTGTGTCATTACGATTTGACCAGCATCATTAACCGATGCGCTCACGTTTGGCACTGCGGCAGCACTTACAGCAGCAACAAAATCAGCACTTGTGGTTCCTTGAATGACTGCGGTTACCAAAGTTGTATATTGGGCGGTTTCTGCTTGTGAAGCCCTGAGCTGAAAGGTAGAACCTTGAATAAATGTTGGGTTGGCTGTGGCACCTGTGACCACGGTAGGACCTGTGGCAAGTCTTTCAAGGATTTGAAAACCACCGGTAGCATTTCTATAAGGGTCAACCTGTGCATACGTGGTACCAGCAGGAATAGCCGAACCACCAGTCACTGGATCCAAGGAATATATAGCATCCGAATCGGTATCATATACTGGACAGGCTTGTAACACAAATGCGCCCAAGACACTGTCGTAACGTTTAACTTCAATCAACATACCTCTGTTGACAGCATTCATTTGTTGGAACACGCTGCCAGTGGGTTCTGGCTGTGTATCTGTAGTACGCCATCTTGGTGCTTGGTAATTGTAACCATGAAAATATGTTGGGGCTGCGTATTGATTTGTTGTAATACCTAAAACAGCAAGAGGTGTACCGCTAACATTATTAATAGCAATGACACCTGTGCCTTCTGTACTACCATCATTGGTAGCAAGACTATCTGCGTATAAAGTTAGTTTTCCGCCGATGTTAGCAGCATAAACGCCTGGAATAGTAGTGTCGCTAAAGGAATTGATCTGAGTAACTAAATTTGTTACTGTGTTGTTAGGACTAGAAGGAACTGTAATCGTAACATCATTGATAGCAAAACTATTACCTGGAGTTAAACTAGTTGGAGCCAATGTACCTTGTACGGTAGGCCAAGCTGTTTTCCATTCATCGCTGCCAACCAAGACCCAGGTATTGTACAGATCTCCTGCGCTGGCACCGTCTTGTAACCATCCTGGTGCTTGAGCTGTAGTAGGACCACCACGCTTGTAATAAAGTGGGTTGTATATGTTAGTTGCAACAACAGCATAGTCCCCAATACTACCATAACTGGCCAAGGGCACAGTACTTAAAGTTTCTAAATAAACAGTGTCGGTAATAACACTAGGTGTATATTTGGTAAATGCAGACGTGGTTTGATTCCACTCATTGATTCCAAAAACACTGTTGGTAGTATCAAACCAGTAACTGCCATTAGCAGGAGCACCCACTGGACGATTTAGTGTTGCTGTAAGAGCGGCTAAGTCAATGTCAGCTCGCATTACGTAGGCAATATTGGTAACTCCTAATGCCGAATAACCGGCTAGTAAACCGTATTCATTGAGTTCGTATCCATTAATAGGAGTACCAGCTGTGGTATTGTAAAAGAATGGAACACCAAACGTAGATAACAAGTCTCTCTGACTTGTCATCAAATACAGCTTGTTGGCATTAACAGCCAATGTTCCTGGAGCGATTCCTGTACCGGCACCAGAGACTTTGTTCTCTGCAGTTGCCAACAAAATAAACGGTACTGAGCTAGCAGCAGCGGGCGTGTAATTACTTTGGTCAATTACACTGACTTGTACACCTGGGGATATTAAGGCCATAACAAATTCCTT